CTGCTTAAGGCGGTCTCCGAGCAATAGTCGATTTGGCAAGCCGGTGAGCAGGTCGTAATGAGCAACGCGTTCAAGCTGTTGCTGGTTCTCCTTCAGCGCCGTGATGTCGGAGAACATGGCTGCGTAATGCTCGATATGGCCCACCATATTCAAAGCCCAACCCTTCTCGGTTGGGCTTTTTCATATCTGGGCCTTCCCCAGTCTGTGCGGGGTTTCTGTCGATTTTGCGTGTGCCACAGGTACCGACAGGCCAGTCACGAAACGCTTACTTACCCGCCCGGTTTGACTCTTTTTCGCTCTCTGTTCTCAAAAAATATCCGAGAACTTTGCCAGCCGAGCACACGCAGAAACCCTTTTGCGACAGCCGTTTGCTACTGAAGTGCTGCACCGGGTTCGACGCATAGACCACCTGCCGCCAATAGTCGAACCCGATGCCTGCATGGCGGTGATCGTCAGCCCTTGGGCGGGTGAGGATCATTGCCGTAGCTGTTGCGCTCCCGGATGCGACCGTTCTCGCCATGGATCAGTACTTCGCTGCGCTGGTTGATGGCGATGTCGCGGGCGGCCCGTTCGGCCTCGGACTGGGTGCGGTGATGCGAGGTGTCTCGCTGATTGCCTGCGCCACGTACGGCCCAGCCGTCGTCGCGTTTCACTACATGCTGGTTTTTACCGGCCATTTCAAAATCCTTTCAAGGTTGGGTGGATGCGGTAATTCGGGTGCGAGGAGGAATCTGTTCAGTCACCCCCTTTCCAAAATCACGAACTCAGGTTTGAGCCAGTAGTGCCCCTTGGCGTCTTTGTCGACGAAGGTGGTGTAGACCTGCTTGTGCCGTTTAAAAATATCCGCTGTTCGGAAGGTGGCGCCAGGCTCAAGGCCAAGCCCTTCAGCGATGCGCCGCTTGTGCACCTCGTCCCCATCGGCGTCTTCCAGAATCTTCAGGAACAGATAGACCTGGGGGGAGAGATCGATGGCCTGACCGTCAATCAGCGCCACGCGCTGGGTGTGCATCAGACGCAAGGACGTCTCCGCCGATTCCTGCACCGGTGCCGGACGAGTCAGGTACGCCTCCAGGTTCTCGATCACCAGACCAGCCTTGCGGATGTGGGCAATGGCCCGCAGCGGTACCAGCAGACGATCGCCCAAGGCAGTCCCGACCAGAGATGCCGGATCATCCGATGTGATGATCACCTCGGTACCGGGTGCGACCAACTGCGTCAGCTTGGCCGCCACCTGCACGGGTATCGCACTCAGGCGCCGCGCAAAAAACACCGTGTGACGGCGGCGCCGATGCTCCATTTCGCCCAGCCGCCACAAGACGTTGTCTATGATCGGCTCGATGGTGTAGCGTGGCGCCAACCCCAAGGCGACGGACAACCACTTGGCGAGCTTGGCGGGTTGCACCTGCCAGTAGTGCGCTTGCTCATTCGTCAGCTCGACCCATCCACACTCCGGACAGTGCCCGCGATAGGGCTGCGACGCTGGCGCGACGTAGGGTTGCGGTCGCATGGACTCGGTCCCGCAATCCGGGCAAAGGATGTCCAGGGCTCGCTGGCGGCTGACAGCGATGGCATCCAACGCCAGCAGATGTCCGTAGAAACCTGGCCGGCTCGAAAGCCAGATCGTATCGGGCGAAATCAGCATGTCGTCGCGCTCCAGCAGCCGACAGATTTCTGCCAGCCCCTGGTCGTTCATGACCGCGACTGGTTCACTCATGCATGGCCCCCAAGGGTTCTTCAACCGCCTTGGATGGCGCTGGTGACTGCATGACGCCGAGTGCCCGCAGCAGTGATTCCACCAGACGGGCATCGGCCTCTTCCATGTCGCGCAGATTGCTGATCCCGCTTTGCTTGAGATCGACGTGCAGCACGCGGCTGGATTTTCCAGGTTGCACCGGCTCGAAGTAGAGCGACACCACCGCATCGATGATGTTGAAGCCCTGGCCCATCAGGATGGGACTGATCTGCTGGGCAGTGAGGCAGGCCAGCACATCGGGTGCATCCTTCTCGCCAGGCGGCTTGATCAGGTAGTCACAGATCGGCGGATGGATGGCGCGGACCTTGGCCTGCGACAAGCGGATGTGCTCCACCCGGTGGGCGGCCAGGTCACATTCACTGTTGTCGTAGAGCTCAAAGCCGTCCCGCAGACGGTTCAGGAAAAACATCGGCTTCTCGACATCCTTGGGCTGCAGCACTGCCTTGAACACATGCTTGCCGATGTGCTCCAGCAAAGTCTTCTGTGTTTTGGCGCCGCCGAGAGCCAGCACGTCGATCACGCCGCTGGCCGGGTAGATGACGACATCCATAGCCATGGGCGGTCGGATGTCGCGCCAGTGGGCGCGATTGTCTTCGCCGAACTCCAGCTGGCGCTGGGCGTTGTCCTCGATGAGAATACCCAGCTGCACCCCGCCATCCAGATGCCGGTCCAGGGTATCGATCTGGCAGGCGCGCGGCGTGCCCTTGCGTGGCGTGAATGCCGTGGCCAGGGCGACTTCGAGGGCATGAATGTCCTCTTGCCCCCGGAACAACGCATCGACCGGTGGCACATGCAAGCGTTTCCAGCCGCGTTTGCCGATGCGCAGGCTGACCGCATAAATGGCCTCAGCGGCGGTGAACTGATCCGGCCAATTGGCCATGACCCACAAGGCCCGCTCCGCATCGCTGGAGAACTTCGTGAAATCCTCGTGGATCGCGGAGTCCGGCGGTGCGGTGTTGCGCAGGGCATCGACACCGCGCTGATTGGCCAGTTCGTGGACGCGCCGTAGCTCGGCGTACAGCGCCTCAGTCTGGGCGGCGGGCAGCGTATCGAAGATCTCGGTGACGGCGTCGACCTGCTTGTCATCCGAAAGCTCGGCGGGGATCTCCACCTTGCGGGACTGGAGGTAGAACTTCCAGGCGTGGGCAGGCACCTGGCGGATGAGTTGGCGGTAGTTGAAGGCGGCCATCTTGTTTTCCTTTTTGTTGGGCCGCCGTGCCGATGACTTCTTGTGTGCGCGAGAGGCCTGGGTTGTTTACACTGTTCTCAACACCAGATTGCACAACAAAGCAAAATGTATTTGTTCGCTATATCGGGTGTTTGATGGAATTTAACGGCGCATGATTGTGTTGTCAAGCCGGTGCGGATTCGTTCGAAATAACGTAATATCTCGGTCTGTGCAAAACGCTACTAAGTCCCTGATTGACGGGGCTGAGAGAACACAGGAGAAACCGTGGCAACCCCACTGGGTGACAAAATTCGCAGGCTGCGCCGAGAGCAGAAGATGAGTCTCGACGCACTGGCCGCCGCCGCCGGCATGAGCAAGAGCTATCTGTGGGAGTTGGAAAACAACGACGATGCCAACCCCACCATGGAAAAACTGGCCAGCATCGCCGCTGTCCTGAACGTCACGCCGGAGTTCCTGGCCCACAACGAGCAGGCAGATCAGCCCGAAGATGCCTTCGACAAGGCGTTCTTCCGCAACTACAAAACGCTGAAACCCGAGACCAAACATCAGCTCCTTGAAATCCTCAAGACGCTGAAGAAAACCCAAGGATGAGTGCGCCGCCCAACAAGCCGGCGCCTTGGGCCAACCGGCTGAACAGACTCCTGGACCAGTTTCATGCCGTCCATGGCGGCGACCGTTTTCCGGTTGATGTCGAAGCGCTGATTCGTGAAGTGCCGGCAACCTTTCAGACTGGGGAGCCGATCAGCATTCGGGGCGAAGCGATGGACCCGGAGTTTGAGGGCGCGCTGTTCAACCTGAACGCCGATGAGCCCGGCAAGGGCAACTGGGCCATCATCTTCAATCAGGCGATCAGCTCCCCTGGGCGGATCCGGTTCACGCTGGCACACGAACTCGGGCATTACCTGGTGCATCGCCATCTGCAGCCATCCTTCAACTGCAGCGAAGTCGACACTACCCAGTGGGACAGCGAAGAGCGCCAGATTGAATTTGAGGCGAACACGTTTGCCTCCTACCTGCTGATGCCTGCGGATGATTACCGTCGGCAGATCCAGGGGGCAACGATAGACCTGGATGTGCTCGGTGCATGCGCGGATCGGTATGGCGTGTCCATGACGTCGGCCATACTGAAGTGGCTTGAGCTCACGCCCCAGCGTGCGGTGCTGGTCATGTCCCAGAACGGGGTCGTCCAGTGGGCCTGCGGCAGTGAGTCAGGCAAGTGGCTTTCCATCGCTCTGAACAAGCGGCTGGCTAATGGTCAGCGCCGGCCACTGCCCGCCAGAAGTGCCACCCGCTTGGGCACAGATACCAATGTCGATCGGCTGGGCACCCCGATCGATGCACGCATCTGGTTCCCGCAGGAGCCCGAGGGCATGGTGGCGCGGGAGATGCGTATCGCATCTGATCTCTACCGCCAAACAATGACCCTGCTGGTCCTCCCGCCTGAGGTCAAGCCTTGGGAACGCGACAAGACGGACGATGACGACGACGGCCTTGAAAACACCTTCGATCGGTTCGTGCGTAACGGGCAGCCGCCGGTGCGCTGACCGTCGACCGGTGGGCCTCGGTGGCATTTGTCACCAGCACGCGCCCATCCACAACGGCTAACCTCCGTTCGCTATCACCCGCAGCAGGCCGCAATTCCCTGCTCGGAAATCCGGTGGCCAGCCGGTGAAATGGTGGCAGTTTTTCATCACGAAAGCCTGCCATGACACCTCTCGAACACCCTTCAAATTCCGCCCGCCGCGATACCCGTGAGCTCGGGCGCTCCCCTTGCCAGGAAATTGCACAGCTGCTCGCTGCCGGCATTCTCCGGGCACGCACCGGCTCTGCTGTGGCGAACCCTTGTCAGCAGGAAGCCACGGCTGGCGACATTCCGCTTGGCTTCACTGGCAACCAGCGCGTTCATACGAACCCGTCTCAACAAGAAGGAGTTTCCGTATGACGACACACGCAAGCAAAGAAACGGTCGCCGCACGGCTGGCGCAACTGCCCTACCTGCCAATGGAAAACCTCTGGGCGCTCTGGGATCAGCACTTTGATCGTCGCCCTGGCCACCATCACCGCACCTGGCTGGAAAGCCGGCTGGCCTACAAGATCCAGGAGGAGGCGTTCGGCGCCATGTCCTCATCGCTCAAGCGCCGACTGGAAAAAATCGGTGAAACCGGCGAGGTCCCCAACCAGAAGCGACGCGCAGAAAACCAGCTGGCGCCGGGCGCCACCCTGATCCGGGAATACAACGGTATGCCCCACCGCGTCAAAGTGCTGGATGACGGGCGCTTTGAATACTTGACGCGCACCTACAAGAGCTTGTCTGGCGTGGCCAAGGCCATCACCGGCACAGCGTGGTCTGGGCCGGCCTTCTTCGGATTGCGCCAGCCATCCAAGCGGGGGGCCTCCGCATGAGAAAACCCGCTCCTTATCCCAATACGCAAGCGCCAGCGATTACACCGAAGCGGCGCTGCGCGGTCTACACCCGCAAGTCCACCGATGAAGGTCTGGACATGGAATACAACAGCCTGGAAGCGCAGCGCGATGCGGGACTGGCCTACATCGCCAGTCAGCGTCACGAGGGCTGGATTGCCTTGACCGATGGTTACGACGATGGCGGTTTCTCGGGTGGCAATATCGATCGCCCCAGCCTCAAGCGGCTGATGGCAGACATCGAGGCCGGAAAGATCGACATTGTGGTGGTCTACAAGATTGACCGGCTGACGCGCAATCTGACGGACTTTGCACGACTGGTCGAGGTGTTCGATCGCCACGGGGTCTCGTTCGTCTCGGTGACCCAGCAGTTCAACACCACCACCTCGATGGGGCGCCTGACGCTCAACATCCTGCTGTCCTTCGCCCAGTTTGAGCGCGAAGTCACTGGCGAGCGCATCCGCGACAAGATTGCCGCGAGCAAGGCCAAGGGCATGTGGATGGGCGGTGTGCCGCCCTTGGGCTACGACGTCAAGGATCGCAAACTCGTCGTCAACGACAAGGAAGCAACACTGGTGCGCGACATCTTCATGCGCTACGCCGAGCATGGATCGGCCGCACGTCTGGTGCGCGAGTTGCAGGTCGAAGGGCACACCACAAAATCCTGGGAGACCCAGACGGGCAAATTTCACCACGGCCGCATCATCGATCAGCAATACTTGTTCAAGTTGCTGCGCAATCGCCTGTACCTGGGCGAGATCACCAACAAAGGGGAAGTCTTTCAGGGGCAACATCAGGCCATCATCACGCGGGCCCAGTGGGAGGCGGTTGAGGCGATCATTGCGCAACGCAAGCGCAGCACGACCCGTGACCGGTACAACGAGACCCCGGCGTTACTGGCCGGATTCCTGTATGCACCCGACGGTCAGCGCATGTTGCCCACCTACACGCAGAAGAAAAACGGCAAGCGCTACCACTACTACGTCCCTTACCTGGAAAAACGCCAGACGGCAGGCGCTTCACGTATCCCAGGCCAGCGGAGCATGGGCCCCATGCCGGCTGCCGAAATCGAGTCGGCCGTGCTGATGCAGGTCCTGCGGGTGTTGCAGGAACCCGAGATGATCATCGGCGTGTGGCGCGAGGTGCTGGCAGTGCAAGAGCAGACCGCCCTCGATGAAGCGATGGTCGTGGTGGCCATGCGCCGCATCGGGGATATCTGGGCGCAGATGTTCCCGATAGAGCAGCATCGGATCATGCGCTTGTTGATCGAGCGCGTGCAACTGCACCCGAATGGCCTCGACATCGTCTGGCGGGAAGACGGTTGGCAACGTTTCCGTCGCGAACTGGCCCAGCACCCCTTTGTGGTGGAGCAAAAAGAGGCGCCCGCCATGGGGCACCTCGGCCATGATGAGGAGGTGATGGCATGAGCCAATCCACCCCGCAACGTTTCAAGATCGAGATATCGGTGTCGGGTCCGTCGCGTGAATACCAGAGCCAGGGCTCGGCGGTGACCTTTGTCCCCCTGACCATCAAACGCCGGCACACCCGAAAATTGCTGATCGCCCCGCCCGGTCAGGAAGATGCCAAAGTCCGATCGTCATTTGACCTGCCCATGATCCGCACGATCGGCAAGGCCTTCTATTGGCAAAAGTTGCTCGACAGTGGTGAGGTGTCCAACGCCACCGAACTGGCGCGGCAGTTAAAACTCGAGCCGGGCTGGGTGGCCGAGGTGCTGCGGTTGACACGATTGGCACCCGATATCGTGCAGGCCATCCTGGATGGGCGGCAGCCGCGCCACCTCAATCTTCACGCGGTTCGCGGGCGCCAGGCGGAAGTGCCCGTCGACTGGGACGAGCAGCGGCGGTTGCTGGGCTTTGCCCCCGGCTCCGGGCGAGAAGTCCGAAAATAAACAAAATTTTGTTTATTTCAGCCATAAACAGCTTGCTCAATGACGTATAAAGCCATAAGATACAAAATATTGTTTAAATTGCCTGAAGAGCATCGATATGCTTCGTTCGTTCACACTGCAAAACTTTCAGTCGTTCAGAGAGCCCGTGCAGATCTCGCTGGAACTGAACCGACATACCCCAGAGGACGGCCGGTCCTGCACGTCTGCGCTGGGCAGCCGTCTTTCCAAAGCCATTGCGGTTGTTGGCGCCAACGCAAGCGGCAAAACGACCTTGATCAAGTCGCTGGTATTCGTCGACTGGTTCGTCAAGCATTCGTTTCATGCCAAGCCAGACGAGCCGATTCCACTGGCAGCCCATTTTTCAGCAACGGCAGAGCCTAGCACCTTCGAGGTGGAGTTCGAGCTCGATGGTCGTGAATGGCGCTACCGTCTGGTTGCTTCACGCGATCGCGTCTATCACGAGTCGCTTTATAGCAAGCAAAGCCGTGCCTTCTCATATGTCTTCACCCGCGAATGGAATCCTGAACGCAAGGGCTATACGGTGAAACAGCAGCAATTTGGCATGCTGCAGAAAGAAGCTGAAAAAGTTCGTGAAAACGCATCGCTGATCTCGACGGCCGCGCAGTACGAGGTGGACTTGGCATTGAGATTGGTATCAGCCAATGTGCTGAGTAACGTCCATGGACTGGGTCGTCAGGCCATGGATCATGATCAGATCATGCGTGCCTCGGAGTTCTACGCTAAAAACACTGGCATTCGTGGCCAGATGGCGACCCTGTTGAATCAGTGGGATTTCGGTTTGTCGGATGTTCGCGTTGAGAAACACACGGTGACGCGTGAAAGCGGCAAGACTGAAGAAATTCACATTCCCTTTGGTATTCATCGTGTTGGCGACAAGGAACATCCGCTGATGTTCTTGCATGAATCCAGCGGCACGCAGGGCGCATTCATACTGCTGTCCCGGATCCTGCCTGCATTGCAGCGAGGTGGTCTGGTCATCATTGATGAGCTTGAAGCAGACCTTCATCCACACATGCTGACGCCCATACTGGATTTGTTTTTCTCATCGAAGACCAATCCGCACAACGCACAGATTATTTTCACCTGCCATTCCATCGAGGTGTTGAGTCTGCTGCACAAGGCGCAAGTGGTGCTGGTGGAAAAAGACGATAACTGCGAGAGCGATGCCTGGCGACTGGACAGCGTTAAGGGTGTTCGTGCCGATGACAATCTATACGCCAAATATATGGCGGGTGCTTACGGCGCCATCCCCCAGCTGTAAGGGACCGTCATGGCGCGCAAACAACATAAGGTTCGCAAAACGCTGTTGATCGTTGGCGAGGGGGACTCAGAAGAGGCGTTCCTCAAGCACCTGCGTGATCTTTATTGCTCTGGCGGCGCCGGCGTAGCTGTCACCGTGCGCAATGCACACGGCAAAGGACCAGAGAACGTGATCGATCACGCCGCAAGACAGGCCAGGATTTACAGCTACGACGCGCGTGCAGCTCTGCTTGATACAGATATTCCGTGGACCGACAAGCTGAAAAAAGATGCTCGTAAAGCCAAGATCGACATGGTCGGATCGGTGCCTTGCTTTGAAGGTCTGTTGCTGTCGATCTTGGGAAAGCGTCCGGCCGATCAATGCGCGGACTGTAAAAAAGCAATTCAGCAGTTGATAGACGTCGACCTGACGGAACGCCAAGCTTACGCCAAGCACTTTCCGAAAGCGGTACTTGATGCCGCCAGATTGAAGCTCGTCGAGCTGGACTTTCTGTTGAAGGCCTTCGAGGGCCATTGAAATTTGAAGTCAAACTGGGGTATGCCATGACCATCTCATCTGCCATTCACGACCGCTATCTGCTGTCCTTTACGTATGACGGATTTCCGAGGGTGGTTGAACCCCACTGCTGTGGCACAGATAAAAAAGGACACCCGGCGCTTCGGGCTTACCAAGTCCAAGGCGGGAGCGAATCAGGCGAATACGAGGGCTGGAAGCTCTTCCATATTAGCGATATCCGGCAGCTCACGATCCTTCCTCGCAAGTTTCTCGGCGCACGCCCTGACTACAAACGCAACGACAAAGCCTTCAAGCACATCGAGGCGCAGCTCTGAGAACTACACCCGAAATTTGTCTGCATTTTTCGGACTAAATATGCCCTACTTGTAGGGCGAAATTGCTTGGCTTGAATGCCAATCAGCGCCTCAATGGTGGTCATTCAACAGCAATGAACACCTATGCAAATCCGCCATCTGAATCAAAAGCAACTTGCCCAGCGTTGGCAGGTCAGTGAAGCCTGCCTCGAGCGCTGGCGGCACGAAAAAATCGGCCCCGATTACCTCAAGCTGCATGGTCGGATTTTGTACCGGCAGCAGGACATTGAGGCCTTCGAGTTGCGCTGCTTGAAAACCATGCAGCCCCAGGCCGACAGCGCAAGATCCTGATACAGACTTTCCAAGGCCGAATTCCCAAGAATTCGCCCGTTCGGACCCGCGCAGGCAGCAATTGCCTGTTCTGCCCACCCTTTCCGTCCACCTTGCCCACCGGTTTGCCCACCCCCTGAATCCCAAACTGCACTCACGTTTTCGCAATCACCTGAAAGGAGATCAACGTGAGTGTCAAACACCTGAATCAGCGCCAACTGGCTGAGCGCTGGAATGTCGCGGAGGCCACGCTGGAGCGGTGGCGATCCGCCGGTATCGGGCCGGTGTATCTGAAGTTGCAGGGCCGCGTCCTCTACCGGGTCGAGGACATCGAGGAGTACGAGGCGAGGAGTCTGCACAGCAGCACGTCGTCGCGCGTGGTGGCAGGAGGTGTGGCATGAACCTACCCCATTTGCCCTCGCACAGCCAGGACGTGGTGTCCATCCCGGTCACCGAGTTGGCCGCATTCGATGCTCGCAGCCTGTTCCAGCTCAAGACGCTGGCCGTCGACCGCCTGGCCACTGCCAAGGCTGAAGTCGATCACATCGAACACGCCCTGAACTTGAAGTACGCCGAGCGCGCCAAGCACCTGCGTCTGGTCGCCGGCAAAGACAGCGGCGTTGTGCATTTCGATGACGGCGATGTGCGCATCACCGCTGACTTGCCCAAGAAGGTCGAGTGGGATCAGGCGCTGCTCGCCAATCTCGAAGCACGCATTGCTGCCAATGGCGACAACCCGCGTGAATACATCGACGTCAGCTACCGCGTCTCTGAGACCAAGTTCTCCGCCTGGGCCAGTGCCCTGCGCGAGCAATTCATCACCGCACGAACCGTGAAGGTGGGCAAGCCCAGCTTCCGCCTCGCCCTGCTTTCGGAGTAATCACCATGTTCAAAAACCTGATCGAATCCCTGCGCAAGAAAACCCTGTCCCTGTCCGACCTGCCGGAAACCATCCGCGTACCCGGCCACGCCGGGCAGACCGACATCGACCGCCTCCCCCTCGACCAAGCATCGGTCGATGACCTGGCCTTCGCTATCCAGGGGCTGGAATCCCGCTCGTCTGAGATCTCCTGCCAGTTGCATTCCTTGCGCCGCCTGCACGATCTGGCGCGCGCCCGGGGCGCGCTCGGCACGGACAAGGTCACCGAGATCTTTGGTTGGGAGGTCTGACATGAGCTTTCCCTTCATCACCGCCGAGCAGCGCCTCGCCGAAAAGCGTGGCTCCAAAGGCGTGATCCTTGGCCCCTCGGGTGTGGGCAAAACCACGCTTCTCAAAACCGCCGATGCGGCCCGCACGCTCTTCATCGATCTGGAAGCCGGGGATCTTGCGGTACTGGACTGGCCCGGTGACAGCGTGCGGCCACGCACCTGGCAGGAATGCCGGGATCTGGCCTGCTACATCGGTGGACCCAATCCGGCGCTACGCGACGACCAGTCCTACAGCCAGGCGCATTACGACCAAGTGTGCGCCCAGTACGGTGATCCCGCGATGCTGGCCAAGTACTCGCTGATCTTCGTCGACTCCATCACGGTCGCGGGGCGCCTGTGTCTGCAATGGGCCAAGGGGCAGCCGCAGGCCTTCTCTGAAAAAACCGGCAAGCCTGACACGCGCGGCGCCTATGGCCTGCATGCCAGTGAACTGGTCGGCTGGCTCACGCAGTTGCAGCATGTCCGGGACAAGGACATCTGGCTGGTGGGAATCCTTGACGAAAAGCTCGACGACTTCAACCGCAAGGTCTTCAGCCCGCAGATCGAGGGTTCCAAAGCCGCCCTGGAGCTGCCCGGCATCGTCGATCAGGTCATTTCGATGGTGGTGCTCAAGTCCGATGACGGCACGCCCTATCGGGCCTTCGTCTGCCAGCACATCAACCCCTGGGGCTATCCCGCCAAAGACCGTTCCGGACGACTGGAGGTCGTCGAGGAGCCGCATCTGGGCCGCCTCATTTCCAAGATCACCGCGCCGCGCGCGCAATAAGTAGGAGAGTTTTCATGAACAGCTACAACCACAACGCCGCCTGGAATGACTTCAATGACGCAGAGGACCAGCGCGAATACGCACTGATTCCGCCCAAGACCCTGGCCAAGGTGATCATGGCCATTCGCCCGGGCGGTTATGACGATCCGAGCCAAGGCTGGACGGGCGGCTATGCGACCCGGTCTGACAAGACCGGGGCGATTTACCTCAATGCCAAGTTCACCATTCTGGAGGGACCGTTTGCCAAACGGGTGGTGTTCGGGCTGATTGGCTTGTCCAGCCCGAAGGGCCCTGAGTGGACCAACATCGGCCGCAGTTTTCTGCGCGCCATCCTGAACTCGGCACGCGGCATTCACCCGGCCGACAACTCGCCGCAGGCGCAAAGCGCACGCCGTATCAAGGGCTTTGCCGATCTGGATGGCGTGGAGTTCGTTGCTCGCATCGATGTCGAGAAGGATCAGAACGGCGATGACAAGAACGTCATCAAGGCCGCCATTCAGCCGGATCACAAGGAATACGCCGCCCTGATGGGGCAACCGGTGCGCATGTCCAGCCCCGCGTCCGCTGCGCCGCAGAGTGCCTCCCCATCTGCCCCTGCCGTGCCCACCCGTCCCGCTTGGGCGCAATAAGGAGGGCTTCCCATGATGCTGCGTCCTCGGCAGCGGGAGTTCGTCACCCGCTGCGTTACGGCTCTCAAAGCCCACGGCAACACCCTCGGTGTGGCGCCGACCGGGGCAGGCAAGACGATATGCCTGTCCGGCACGGCTGGGGAGTTTCTGCAACACCCGGATGCCAAGGTGTGTGTTCTGGCTCATCGGGATGAACTGACTGCGCAAAACCTGGCCAAGTTTGGCCGGGTTAATCCCCACGTCAGCACGTCCGTGTTCGATGCCCGCCAGAAATCCTGGTCGGGTCAGGCCACCTTCGCCATGGTGCAAACCTTGGCGCGCAACCTCGAGCAGATGCCCATGCTGGACATGCTGGTGATCGATGAAGCCCATCATTGTGCGGCGCCGACTTACCGGTTGGTCATCGATACCGTTCTGGCCAAGAACCCGCATACGCTGATTTATGGCGTGACCGCCACACCCAATCGCGGCGACGGAAAAGGTCTGCGGGACGTGTTTTCCAACGTTGCGGATCAGATCCGGTTGGGTGAGTTGATTCGTTCCGGCCACCTGGTGTCGCCGCGCACTTTCGTGGTGGACGTTGGCACCCGCGATGCGCTCGACGGCGTGCGCAAGCTGACCGACGACTACGACATGAATGCCGTGGCGTCGATCATGAACACCACGCCTGTCAATGCGGCGGTGGTCCAGCACTGGCAGAAGCATGCCGCTCGGCGCAAGACCATTGCTTTTGCCGCCACAGTCGATCACGCGCATGCCGTCTGCCATGCATTCATTGCAGCTGGTGTGAAGGCCGCTGTGGTTCATGGCGAGATGACTCCTGCCGACCGTCAAGCCACGTTGACGTCCTATGAAACCGGCGATGTGACGGTGCTGGTCAATGTTGCGGTCCTCACGGAGGGCTACGACTACACGCCCACCTCGTGCATCGTGCTGCTGCGCCCCAGTTCCTACAAATCCACCCTGATCCAGATGGTCGGGCGCGGCCTTCGCGTGGTCGATCCTGCCGAACACCCGGGCGTTATCAAGACGGACTGCGTGGTACTAGATTTCGGTACCGCATCGCTGCGTCACGGCAGTCTGGAGCAGGAAGTTGATCTCGATGGTTTCGCCGGTGACGGTGAGGCACCGACCAAGCACTGCCCGCAGTGTGATGCAGAAGTACCCATGGCCAGTCGCGAGTGCCCGCTCTGTGGGCACAGTTTTGCTAAGGAGATCGAGGAGACGCGGCATCAGATCAGCGATTTCGTGATGACCGAAATCGACCTGCTCAAGCGCTCCAACTTTGCCTGGTGCGATCTCTTCGGCGACGACTGTGCGCTGCTGGCTACCGGTTTCAAAGCATGGGCAGGTGTCTTCTTTCTTGGCGGACGCTGGTATGCGGTGGGCGGCGCTGAAAAGATTTCTGCCCGTTTGCTGGGCGCCGGTGAACGCACGGTGTGTCTGGCACAGGCCAATGACTGGCTCAATGGCCAGGAAGTCGACGATGCCGCTCACAAGACGCGTCGCTGGTTACAGGAGTCGCCCACGCCCGGGCAGCTGCGCTACCTGCCTGCACCCTTGCGTGCTGATTTCAGCCTGACCCGCTATCAGGCTTCGGCGCTGCTGACCTTCCAGTTGAACAAGACCGCTATCCAGCGATTGGTCACCGCTGCCAACGACGCGGTGATGACCGAGTTGCGGGAGGTTGCGTGAAATGCGCTGTGTGCGCCCGCCAAGCCAAAGGGCTGGGGTATTTCAACCCCCGCTTGCCACGGTCCGACTCCCGTCGCTACAGCGATCGTTGGGTGTTCTGCTCCATGCGGTGTCAGAACGCATTCTCCAAGCTCATGGCGCGTCTGACCCAGTTTCAGGAGGACGCCGTGATTGATCCCAGCGACATGGAGATCGCCGCTATGCGATCCGCACTCGGCCCCTTGGGCGAGTACGTCGCCTCCATTGGCATGGATCGCCCTTTGGCCGACTACGGCAAGGACGAAGTCCTGCGCCTGGTGGAGGTCGTGGTCGACGCCTATCAGGCCCACATGCTCGCTGAGCACGAACGCATGGCCGAGCGAGACCGCGCTTTCTTTGAACAACGTGCCAGCCGTCAGGCATCTGCCGCGACGGGTGGCGATCACCACAGGATTCCCTTTTGATGATAGACCTGAACCATCAACCCAAATTTCATGAGCAGGTATCGGCATTGCTGGATGCCGCCCTGCAAACGGAGCGCAATCAGCAGGCACGCCGGCGCTATCTCGGTGCTTCCCGATTGGGCGTGGCGTGCGAGCGCGCGCTGCAGTACGAGTATGTCGATGCGCCAGTGGACGACGGTGCCGAGTTGCCCGGTCGCACGTTGCGCATCTTTGAGGTTGGCCATGTGATGGAGGACCTTGCCATCCGCTGGCTGCGCCTGGCTGGCTTCGACCTCTACACCCGCAAGCAGGATGGCGAGCAGTTCGGCTTCTCTGTCGCGGGCGGCCGCATCCAGGGGCATGTCGACGGCGTGATTGCCGGTGCACCCACCGCGTTGAACTTGTCGTTTCCCATGCTTTGGGAGTGCAAGACCATGAATGACAAGAACTGGCGCGACACGGCCAAGAAGGGAGTCGCTGTCACCAAGCCCATCTATGCCGCACAGATGGCGATCTACCAGGCCTACATGGAGCCGAGCATTCCCGGCATTGCATCCCAACCAGCACTGTTCACTGCCATCAACAAGGACACCCAGGAGCTCTGGATGGAATTGGTGCCGTTTGATGCGGCGCTCGCGCAGCGCATGTCGGATCGTGCCGTCAAGGTCATCCAGGCCACCGAGGCCGCTGAGTTGCTGCCGCGCGTGGCAACCGAGCCGAGTTTCTACGAGTGCAAGTACTGCGCCTGGGCGCGGCGGTGCTGGAGCGAACAGGCTGTGAACGCATTGGGAGCGCACGCATGAATGCACGTCTTCCTCAACCCGTCATCGAGGCATTGACGGTGAGCACCCGTCGCCAGAAACCCTTGATCGGCGCATCCCTGCTGGAGCGCCTGCTGCTGCGTCATGTCGCGGTCGTATGTCCGGAATCGCGGCTGATCGTGGCGGTGATCAAACAGGCCTTTGTTGACTTGTGCTCGCCCTCGAAGCATCAGCGTGCCGAAGCCCGGCGATTTTTCAAGGATGGTCGCCTGGAGCTGTGGTGTGACCAAGTGGGCCTGTCGCCAGACTTCATGCACGAGATCGCCAGCAAGGCGGGCTATCTGAATCCGGCGGATGCCTCCGATGGAGGTGGCCATGCTTGATTTCAATGGTCAAGACGATGTGGGTTCGTCTGCGGGTGGCAATGCCGAGCGGGACGAGTTGCGCGCCGCTTTGTTGGCTCGACTGGATAGTGTGCTGTTTGCACTGTTTCCCGCCGGCAAGATCGTGCACGGCAAGTTCGTGGTCGGCGATGTGCTGGGCAGCCCGGGACGCAGCCTGGAAATTGAACTCGACGGTGAGCGTGCGGGTTTGTGGATCGATCGCGCCACGGGCAATGGGGGTGACATCTTTGCGCTGATTGCCGCGCACCGCCATTGGGATACCCATCGCGATTTCGCTGCGGTGCTGGGCTTCGCCCGCGAAATCCTCGGCCGCGCGCCTGCCGTGTCTCCCGTCAAACGCAAGGCCAGCGCACCGGTGGATGAGTTGGGGCCCGCCACCGCCAAATGGGACTACTTGGCCGCCGACGGCAGTCTGATTGCCTGCGTGTATCGGTACGAACCCGCTCCCGGTCGCAAGGAGTTTCGGCCATGGGATGCCAAGCGCCGCAAGATGGCGCCGCCCGATCCGAGGCCGTTGTTCAATCAGCCCGGTATTGCCCATGCCGAGCAGGTGATTCTGGTCGAAGGAGAAAAGTGTGCGCAGGCCCTGATCGATGCCGGCTATTGCGCGACCACCGCGATGCACGGTGCCAATGCGCCCATCGACAAGACCGATTGGTCACCTCTGCAGGGCAAGGATGTCCTGATCTGGCCTGACCGGGACAAGCCTGGCTGGGAATACGCGATGAACGCGGCCGAGGCGGTCATGGCGGCCGGCGCGCATCATTGCGCAGTGCTGATGCCACCAGCCAATCCAACGGCGGATGCGCCGCAGGGCGCTGCGGATGGGTGGGATGCAGCCGATGCACTTGCCGACGGCTTTGATGTGCAGGGCTTCCTTGCCGGTGGCGAGCGCATTCAGTTTCAGCCATCGACCCCCGAGTCTGCACAAGCGGCAGATCCGACCGAGCAATCGGTCTGGGCGACGGAAGACGCGCTGGCGTTGACCTTCTCCGGTCGGTACGCACAGGACTGGCGCTATGTTGCGCTGTGGGGCAAATGGGTGTTCTGGACCGGCAAGCGCTGGCAAACCGAGGAGACCTTGGCTGCGCACCACCTGATGCGGCAGATCTGCCGTGAGGCGGCACTCAAGGCCGATTCGCACCGGGTGGCGGCCAAACTCGCCAGCAGCGGTACCGTGGCCGGGCTTGAACGACTCGCGCGTTGGGATCGGCGTCATGCGGCAACGGCTGACGAATGGGACGCCGACCCCTGGTTGCTGAACACGCCGGGCGGCGTGATGAATCTCAAAAATGGCGTGCTGAGCCAGCACGATCGCCAGGATCGGCTGACCAAGATCACGACCGCCACACCATCGGGTGATTGCCCCACGTGGCGGCAATTCCTGAATGAGGTCACGGGCGGCGATCAGACCCTGCAGGCGTATCTGGCACGCATGGCGGGGTATGCATTGACCGGATCGACCCGCGAACACGCCTTGTTCTTTCTCTACGGCACCGGTGCCAACGGCAAGTCGGTGTTCGTCAATACCTTGGCCACCATCCTGGGCGATTACGCGACCAATGCACCCATGGACACGTTCATGGAAACCCGCACGGACCGGCATCCGACCGATATGGCCAGCTTACGCGGGGCACGCTTTGTCGCAGCGATTGAAACCGAGCAGGGCCGACGCTGGGCCGAATCCAAGGTCAAGAGCCTGACCGGTGGTGACAAGATCTCTGCCCGCTTCATGCGCCAGGATTTCTTTGAGTTCATGCCGCAATTCAAGCTGATCGTGGCCGGCAATCACAAGCCGGCGATCCGCAACATCGATGAGGCCATGAAGCGGCGCCTTCACCTCATCCCGTTCACGATCACCGTGCCTCCGGAGCGCCGCGACAAGCATCTGCAGCAAAAGCTGCTGGCCGAGCGCGATGGAATTCTGGCCTGGGCCGTTCAAGGCTGTCTGGAGTGGCAGCGCTTGGGCCGACTTGATCCGCCGCAGCAGGTGCTGGATGCGACAGACGAGTACTTCGAAGAGGAAGACGCCATTGGCGAGTTCCTGGACGAGGACTGCCAGCAGTCACCCGTGGCGCGCGAGGCGATCTCCGCAATCTACCAGCGCTGGCGTGAGCGCGCAGAGCGACGCGGTGAGTACGTGGGCACCAGTCGCTGGCTGACCCAGCAACTCATCAACCGTGGGTTTGCCCGCACACGCCTGCATGGTGGGGCCAAGGCCTTGTCCGGCCTGTCGCTCAAACCCCGCGATCCGGGTGGCTACATGCCCTATCGCGATGACTGACCCGAATGGGTGACCGAAAGTGACCGGCATCTCGTTATCTCTCTACACGTGTACGCGCGCAGGCGCGAGCGGTTAACGAGAAACGGGTCACCTTCGGTCACCAGATGCCAAAAAACCATGGAGTGACCAATGAACACAATGACCATCCTCGCCCTCGATCTGGGCACCCAAACCGGCTGGGCACTGACCGGACGCGACGGCAGCCTCACCAGTGGCAGCCAATCCTTCAAACCCCAACGCTTCGAAGGCGGCGGTATGCGCTTCCTTCGGTTCAAGCGCTGGCTCATCGACATCAAGCAGTGCAACGACGGCATTGACCAAGTCGTTTTCGAAGAGGTTCGCCGCCACGTCGGTGTCGACGCCGCTCACGCCTACGGTGGCTTCATGGGCCAGTTGACCGCTTGGTGCGAGCACCACCATATCCCGTACCAGGGCATTCCGGTCGGCACGATCAAGAAGCACGCCACCGGAAAAGGCAATGCGAGCAAGGACGAGATGGTCGCCTCCGCCCGTGCCCGTGGTCACAGCCCGGCTGACGACAACGAGGCCGATGCCATCGCCTTGCTCTACCTGGCCCGTGAGATGGCCGCAGAGGGGGTGTGACATGAAAGTGCCGCAATACCGCTACCGCTGCCCCCTGGGCAATCTGCAGCCGACCACGCCCGACCTGGATGCCGTCAAGCGCGAAGGCTGGCGCAACGACCACATCCTGGTGGTCTCCGAGCACGACGACCGACTGGACTGGGTGGAGAAGCAGTTCGTGCGCAGGCTGGGCGAACGTCTCTACGGGGATGGAGGCAAGCGCCATGACTGAGACACGAACCGAATGGACAGTCGAAGACGTGGCAGTTCGCTTTGCCGAGGCGGCCGAGACTGCGCACAAGCTGCCCCGAGTTCGCCCTGGCGGCTACTTCAACCCCTGGATGACGCTGGCCTTCCAAGTGCCCGAGCGTTACCCCGACCCCGATCGGCTGTACCGGCCCATGCCGCCCAGCCCACAAGCGGTGGAGAGGATGCTCGAGACCATGCGCTGGGTGCAGTGGCTGGAGGTAGAGCAGCGCCACTTGGTCTGGATGCGCTCGAACCGGTATCGCTGGGAGCAGATCGGTCGGCGGTTTGCCTGCGCTGCCCGCACTGCTCAGCGCCGCTTTGATGCCGCCATCCATCTTGTCACCCTGCACCTGAACCGAGGCCATTGAGTGAAGTCGCGGCAAGTTGATGGCCTGCGCGGGGTGACGCGGGATGGTGATGACGGATGCCAAAACATCCCCTGTCGCGTTTTACCCGGTTTCGGCCTACAGTTTCAGCTATGGTCAGGACAGCGGTGTGGGCAGCGGGCATGATCTTCAGACTGCAACCTCCCACGCCAACAAATGCGAAGCGATGCGAACGCATGATGGCTGGTGCCAATCAGGTGATTGCGGAGTCCTGCGGAAAATCGATGGGTCCTTCCTGGCCAAAACGGTATGCGGGGGGCAACAGCGCGAGATTTCGATAGCGTCTGCCCTTGAAATGAGGTTACCACCCGGCCAGGTTACCGGCCTGTGGTTACCACCGCCCCTGACAGTTACCACCCCTGGATATTTCCAACCCGCCCGGCGGCAACGCTCGGCGGGTTTTTCAATTCCATGACGCCAAACCTGCAGATCGAATACCGCCCGATCGATGCGCTGCTGCCCTATGCGCGCAATCCGCGCACGCACTCGCCAGCCCAGATCGCCAAGATCGCGGCGAGCATCGTCGAGTTCGGTTGGACCCAGCCCATCCTGGTCGATGGCGAGAACGGCATTCTTTGCGGACATGGCCGCTTGGCTGCTGCACGCAAGCTGGAACTGGCCGAAGTCCCGGTCATCGAGCTGGGCCATCTGAGTCCGGCGCAGAAGCGCGCCTACGTGATCGCCGACAACCGCCTGGCGTTGGATGCCGGGTGGGACGATGAACTGCTGGCGCTGGAATTGGCGGAGCTGTCCGATGCCGGCTACGACCTGCTGCTCACCGGTTTCGAGGATGACGAACTGGCCAAGATGCTGGCGGATCTCGGTGACGGGGATGCGCAAGCGCCCAATGATGATCCGGCCAGCGAAGAGGACGAGGATGTCCCGGAGTCACCTCGTCAACCGATCAGCCGCCAGGGCGACGTCTGGCAGTTGGGCCCGCACCGCCTGATCTGTGGTGATGCGTCCGACCCCGTCGCCATCACCACCCTGATGCAGGGCGAGCAGGCAAGCCTGTGTTTCACCTCGCCGCCCTACGGCAACCAGCGCGACTACACCTCCGGTGGCATCGCCGACTGGGATGGCCTGATGCGCGGGGTGTTTGCGCAGGTGCCCATGGCGGCCGATGGCCAGGTGCTGGTCAACCTCGGCCTGATCCATCGCGACAACGAGTTCATCCCTTACTGGGACCCGTGGCTCGCCTGGATGCGCACCCAAGGCTGGCGGCGCTTTGCCTGGTACGTCTGGGACCAGGGGCCGGGAATGCCGGGGGACTGGCAAGGACGCCTGGCACCGAGTTTCGAGTTCATCTTTCACTTCAACCGTCAGACGCGCAAACCGAACAAGACGGTGCCATGCAAGTTCGCCGGCCAGGAAACCCACCTGCGCGCCGACGGTTCTTCCACCGCGATGCGCGGCAAGGACGGCCAGGTCAACGGCTGGACTGCAGCAGGTCAGCCGACACAGGACTACCGCATCCCCGACTCGGTGATCCGGGTCATGCGCCACAAGGGAAAGATCGGCCAGGACATTGATCACCCGGCCGTGTTTCCGGTGACGTTGCCGGTGGAGGTGATCGAGGCCTACACGCAGGAAGGCGAAATCGTCTTCGAACCCTTCGGCGGCAGCGGCACCACGCTGATGGCCGCGCAACGCACCGGCCGGATTGGTCGTGCCGTCGAAATCGCGCCCGAGTACGTTGATGTGGCGCTGATCCGTTTTCAACAGAACTTCCCCGGTGTGCCGGTCACCCTGGCCGCCACCGGCGAACCCTTTGAGGTCGTCGCCCAGCAACGAAAAGCTGAGCGCCGGCAAGAGAGCGAACATGCAACTGTCTGAACATTTTGAACTATCCGAGTTTTTGGTTTCAGAGACCGCCGCCCGCCGTGGTATCGCCAACGAGCCCAGCTCCGAGGTCATCGAAAACCTGCGTCGGCTGTGTCAACTGGTGCTGCAGCCTTTGCGCGTCAAGCTCGCTCGCCCGGTGGTGATCACCTCCGGCTACCGGTCGCCGGCGCTCAACCGTGCGGTGGGTGGCAGCAAAACCAGCCACCACATGCAAGGGCGCGCCGCCGATCTCATCGTGCCGGGGCTGTCGCCGCTGGCGGTCTGCCAGACCGCGCAGCAGATGAAGCTGCCCTGCGTCCAGATCATTCACGAGTTCGGGCGCTGGGCGCATCTGGCGGTGGCCTTGCCGAGCGAGCGCACCCAATTGCTGACCGCCAAGCTGGCGCAGGGCAAGACGGTCTATGAGCCGGGGTTGGTCCATGTCTGAACCCTGGCTCTCCACCCATATTGAGCGCTGGCCCACAGAAAAGCTGGTGCCCTACGCCCGCAATGCCCGAACCCACTCGGAGGAGCAGGTGGCGCAGATCGCTGCCTCCATCGTCGAGTTCGGCTTCACCAACCCGATCCTTGCCGGCTCCGATGGCGTGATCGTGGCAGGGCATGGCCGGCTGGCTGCAGCCCAAAAGCTGGGCTTGGATAGCGTACCGGTGGTCGTGCTCGATCACCTGACGCCGACCCAGCGCCGGGCACTGATCATTGCTGACAACCGCATCGCAGAAAACGCCGGCTGGGACGATGCCATGCTGCGTATCGAGCTGCAGTCGCTGCAGGAGGATGGCTTCAACCTGGACATCACCGGCTTCGATGCCGATGCCCTGGCTGAGATCATGGCCGGCGAGGAAACCACGGTCGATGGCCAGACCGACGACGATGCGGTGCCTGAAGTACCAGTCACGCCGATCTCCCGTCCAGGGGATGTCTGGGAGCTGGGAGACCACCGCGTGCTGTGTGGCGACGCCACAGACCCGGCGAGCTACGAGGCGCTGATGGCCGATGTCCAGGCCGACATGGTGTTCACCGATCCACCGTACAACGTGGACTACGCCAACAGCGCCAAAGACAAGATGCGAGGCAAGGACCGCCCGATCCTGAATGACAACCTGGGCGATGGCTTCTACGATTTCCTGCTGGCCGCGCTGACCCCGATGCTCTCGCGCTGCAGCGGTGCCACCTACATCGCCATGTCGTCCAGCGAGCTGGATACGCTGCAGCAAGCCTTCCGGGCTGCCGGCGGCAAGTGGTCCACCTTCATCATCTGGGCCAAGAACACCTTTACGCTCGGCCGTGCCGACTACCAGCGCCAGTACGAACCCATTCTTTACGGCTGGCCGGAAGGACAAACCCGCCACTGGTGCGGTGACCGCGACCAGGGCGATGTCTGGAACATCAAGAAGCCGCAGAAGAACGATCTGCACCCGACCATGAAGCCGGTGGAGCTGGTCGAGCGGGCCATCCGCAACTCCAGCCGACCGGGTGACATCGTGCTCGATCCCTTTGGCGGCTCGGGCACCACCCTCATCGCCGCAGAGAAGTCTGGCCGGATCGGCTGGCTGATCGAACTCGATCCCAAGTACGTGGACGTGATCGTGCGCCGTTGGCAGGACTGGACGGGTCAAGAGGCCTACCGAGAAGCCGACGCGTTGAAGTTCAATGGCCTGGCGGCAGCGGTAGGCATGGCGACCCCAGCAGATTCAGCGCAGGCCGACGCATGAAACAGTCGCGTCTGATGTCCCTGGTGGAGTCGCTGGCCAATGTGCTGGTTGGGTATGGCGTGGCGGTGGCCACGCAGATGGCGGTGTTCCCGATATTCGGTTTGGCCGTGACAGTTACCGAGAACCTGTTGATCGGCCTGATCTTCACGGTCGTGTCGATCGTGCGCAGCTACGCGCTGCGCCGGGGCTTTGAAGCCCTGCGGGTGCGTCAGTCGGCCATGGCCTCTTCGACGATCTCGCAGTGAATCACGAACCCGGTGAGGTAAGGCAGGCCCTTGGGGATGCCGTGCTGCTTGCTGGTCTGGCGCCCGATGGTCCAGCCCATCCAGCGTTGGGTGGCGGTATGGATCGCGTCCTTCAGGTTGGCGCCAGCGTGCAGTTCGTTCAGCACGTCATCGGCAAAGTGGCGACCGTGGCGGCTGTCGAGGAAGGTGCACACCGATTCAAGGGGCTGGTAGGTGGCGTCTGAGATCGCGGTCATCGCGATCGGCCAGGCGGCTGCGGCTCGTTCATTCATCGATCCCCAAAAGCCCCAGGCTTCGTTCTGGGTTGCAGGAATTTTTGCTTGCTGGGTGGTGGTCATCGTGGGCTCCATGTCTGTGTTGGCGATGACTCCATTCACGCGCTGTTCCATCTGAAAGCCAAGGCTTTCACGATCATTCTCGGCGGCCGTGATCATTTCGCGACGCTGGCCAATTCGGCCTGGGCATTGGCAATCAGGTCCAGACGCAGGTTGGGCGTGATGTTGCAGGCCAGGGCGTTGAGCGCCCAGTTCATCACCTGCGATTTGTCCTGGGGCGTCTCGGCGGCATCGAGCCGCTCGATGTAGTGGTCCAGTTCCCGCAGGCTGCGCTCCAGGGTGGAGCGGGCGGTGAGCAAGGCATCTTTGGCTTTTTGCTCAGCCATCTGACGCATCAGGGTGTCGAGATCGAGTGTCATGGTGGGGCTCCGTTCCATCGTTGGGCGATGACCCCATTGACGCGCTGTTCGACACAGAAGCCAAGCCTTCACCCGAAGAAGATGCACAGCGTGGCGGCGGAGCCACTACCCAAGTCGGGCGGCGTAGCGCGCGTAGTCCCCGCCGGACGGATCGACATACAGATACGGGCGACCGGGGGCGTGGACTTCGACGCACAGGCGCCCCTGACCGACATACCCGCCCTTGCCGGCCAGCCAGTTGCGTGAGGCTAGCAAGTTGGCGGCAAAGCCGTCGAACTCTTCGGGTGTCATGGTCCGGGTCTCGGTGACATAGACCACGTAGTCGCCGCTGGCGCTCATGTCCTTCAAGTCCGCTGGCTTGCGTGCAAACGGCAGCCGGATGCCGAGTTGCTCGACCTGAATTGCCTGGCCCTCCCACTGGAGGGTCATGGGCGTGCGTTCAATGGTGATGGACATGCTGGGCATGACGTGCCTTTCTGATTGGGTCGGTTCGGTACTTGGGGTGGCGTTCATGCGGCCTCCCCATCGGGGGAGACAGGATCAATGCGGTACACGCGTTGACCACCGGTCTCCTTGCTGGAATTGATGATCAGACCCAGGCGCTTCTTGAGGGTGCCTGCGAGGGTGCCGCGTACCGTGTGCTGTTGCCAGCCGGTGGCCTCCATGATCTGCGCGATGGTGGCGCCCTCGGGACGCTGCAACAGACCAATGACCAGTGCCTGCTTGCTGTCCGCGCGGGTGCGAACGGGCTTCTGTTTGCCAGGGACCTGCCAAGTCGCCTCCGCGCTCTCGACGGCAGCGTTCAGTTCCGGATCGTCCAGCGTGATGGTCGGTGGCAAGGCGCCCGGTCGGGGCAGGCCGAGGGCGTCGTAGCCCTCGGCAGCGACCACCCAGTCATCGCCATCGGGCGTGATCAGGGCGCGTTTGAACAGACCTTCAAGCACCTTGGCGCGGGCACCGCCCTTGATGTGCTCGGGGAACCAGACGATCTTGCCGGCGCTGTCCTGCACGGCGCGCGCCAGGATGGCCTGCTGGTTGGGGTTGAGTGTCGTGGCCATGGCTACCTCAGGCTTGCATTGCAGTGGCGCTGCCGTTGGCGGAATGTGTCCCGTTGGCTTTGCGGTTGCGATGCACCGGCTGCTTGGGCGTACCCCCTGCCGCCCGCAGGCCAGCGTCAAAGGCGGCTTGCAAGGCGCTCTTCACACCCCAGACGCTGACGTCGTGGAAGTCCAGGCTGTCGCGGTGGCGGGTCTGCAGGGTTTCGATGAACAGGTGGTCCAGGGCGATTGATTCGAACAACAGTTCGATCTCGTCGGGGGACAGTGCGGTGGGGGACATCTTCTTGGCCATTACGGGCTCCTTGGTGGTGGGTTGCTTGTCAATCGACATCCGCATTCACGCGCTGTGCGCCACAGAAGCCAAGCGCTTTTTAATCCCGGGTGATTCACTCGCCTTTGCCTGACCAACCGTATCCAGGAGGCCACCCACTTGCACTGAGTAAATCGACACCATGGGACTGTCCATTCGCGCCTACGCGCGCCACCGAGGTGTGTCGCACGTGGCCGTCAAAAAGGCCATCGACACGGGGCGCATCACGCCCTTGCCCGACGGCACGATCGATCCGGTGGCGGCCGATGCCCAGTGGGCGGCTAACACCACACCGACCCGCCGGTCGGTAGCGGCCGAGCATCAAGAGGCGCCGCAGCCTGCCGCAGCAGCCCGCGATATCCCGCAGGCGTCCGCAAAAGTGGTGCGTGAAACAGCCGAACCACCGACGCCATCACTCTCCACCGGTGGTACCTCGCTGCTGCAGGCGCGCACCGTCAACGAAGTCGTCAAGGCGCAGACCAACAAGGTGCGCCTGGCCCGTCTCAAGGGCGAGCTGGTCGATCGCTCGCAGGCCGTGGCGCACGTGTTCAAGCTGGCCCGGGCCGAGCGCGATGCCTGGCTCAACTGGCCGGCACGGATCTCGGCGCAGATGGCCGCAGGCCTGGGTGTTGATCCGCATGTGCTGCACGTGGCACTGGACGCGGCCGTGCGCCAGCAGCTGCAAGACCTGGGCGACTTGCAGCCGAAAGTCGATTGATCATGGACGAGCTGTATTACGAAGGCTGGGACGCGATCGAGCGTGCCTGGCGCGAAGGCCTCACGCCCGATCCGCTGCTCACCGTCTCGGAATGGGCCGACAAGCACCGGGTGCTCTCCAGCAAGGCGGCCTCCGAGCCGGGGCGCTGGCGCACCAGCCGTACGCCCTACCTGCGCGAGATCATGGATTGCTTGTCGCCGATGTCACCGATCGAGCGGGTGGTGTTCATGAAGGGGGCGCAGGTCGGTGGGACGGAGCTGGGTCTGAACTGGGTCGGCTATGTGATCCACCACGCACCTGGCCCCATGATGGCGGTGTGGCCGACGGTCGAGATGGCCAAGCGGGCCTCCAAGCAGCGGATTGACGCGCTGATCGAAGAAAGCCCCGCCATCCAAGAACGGATTGCCCCGGCGCGCAGCCGGGATTCGGGCAACACCATCCTGGCCAAAGAGTTTCATGGCGGTGTGCTGGTGATGACCGGTGCCAACAGCGCCGTGGGCTTGCGCTCGATGCCGGTGCGCTACCTGTTTCTGGACGAGGTCGATGGCTATCCGCTGGACGTGGAAGGCGAAGGTGACGCGATCTCTCTTGCCGAGGCCCGCACCCGCACCTTTGCCCGACGCAAGATCCTGATCGTCTCGACGCCGACCATTGCAGGGGCCAGTGCAGTCGACCGGGAGTTTGAAGCCTCGGACCAGCGCCGCTACTTCGTGCCGTGCCCGCACTGCGCGCACCGCCAGTGGCTAAGGTTTGAGCAGCTGCGCTGGGAGCGAGGACAACCGGAAACAGCGACCTACATCTGTGAGTCCTGTAGCGAGCCCATCGCCGAGCACCACAAGACCTGGATGCTGGAGAACGGTCAGTGGCAGGCCTGCGCCCCAGAAAACGCCGGTCGTACCGCCGGGTTTCACCTGTCGAGTTTGTACAGCCCGGTGGGTTGGCGCAGCTGGATCGAGATCGCCCGGGCGTGGGAATCGGCGGCGATGTCGGATACCCGTTCGGCCTCAGCCATCAAGACCTTCAAGAACACCGAACTTGGCGAGACCTGGGTCGAGGAAGGCGAAGCGCCGGATTGGCAACGCCTGCTGGAGCGGCGTGAAGACTACCGCATTGGCACCGTGCCCGCGGGTGGCTTGCTGCTCACTGCCGGTGCTGACGTTCAGAAGGATCGGATCGAAGTCTCGGTCTGGGCCTTCGGACGGGGCAAAGCAGCCTGGCTCATTGAGCACCGGGTGCTGATGGGCGATACGGCCCGCACCGAGGTCTGGTCGGCGCTGGCCAAGCTGATGGGCGAAACCTGGACCCACAGCAGCGGCTGCCAGCTGAGCCTGGCACGCATCGCCTTGGATACTGGCTACGCCACGCAGGAGGCCTATGCCTTTGTGCGCAGTGTGCGCGATGCCCGGCTTATGCCGATCAAGGGGATTGCTGGGGGCGCAGCACTGATCGGCACGCCGACCGCAGTGGACGCCACCGCCAGTGGCAAGAAGCTGCGCCGGGGCATCAAGGTGTTTCCGGTGGCCGGCGGCATTGCCAAGCTGGAGTTCTACAACAACCTGCGCAAAAGCGCGGAGGTGGCCGAGGACGGCGTGACGACCATCTACCCCGCCGGCTATGTGCACCTGCCCAAGGTCGATGCCGAGTACCTGCAGCAGCTCTGCGCTGAGCAACTGATCACCCGGCGCGACCGCAACGGCTTTGCTCACCGCGAGTGGCAAAAGATGCGCGAGCGCAACGAGGCGCTGGACTGCTACGTGTATGCGCGTGCGGCGGCTGCAGCGGCTGGTCTGGACCGGTTCGAGGACCGCCACTGGCTCGAATTGGAAAAACAACTCGGCGAGAAATCGGCAGGAATTGATCCTCCAACCGACGCCATCACTACTAACACCCCCGAGGCCACCCAAGAGCAGAAGTTCGACGGTGGCCTCAGCACTTCTGGCAGCACCTCAGCGCCCGCACGGCGCGTGGTGCGCAGCCGATGGATGACCTGACATGACATACACCCCTGAACACCTCCAGGCCTTGCGTGAAGCTTTGGCCAGCGGCGAGCACCGCGTGACCTATGAGGGCAAGAGCATCGAATACCGCAGTGTGGCCGATCTGAAAGCGGCAATCGCCGAGGTCGAAGCCACAATCGCCCGTGAGTCCGGCGCAGCGAAGTCACGTCAGATCCGTGTGACCACCAGCAAGGCGCTCTGATGGCCTGGCTCAAAAACCTTCGTCGCCGCATGTTCGGTGGCACCCCCGTCTATGACGGCACTGGTGGTGGTCGCCGGGCGCTGGCCTGGATGCCGGGCAATCCAGGTGCCGTGGCTGCTCTGTCGCTGGCCCAGGACGAACTGCGCGTCAAGAGCCGGGATCTGGTGCGGCGCAATGCTTGGGCAGCGGCTGGCATCGAAGCCTTTGTGGCCAACGCCATCGGTACCGGCATCAAGCCGCAGAGCATGGTGCAAGACCAGGCCACGCGTGAAGCCATTCACAGCCTGTGGTGGGACTGGTGCGAGCAAGCCGATGCGGCGGGGCTGACGGATTTTTACGGTCTGCAAGCATTGGCAACGCGCGCCATGCTCGAGGGCGGCGAAGCCCTGATCCGACTCCGCTACCGCCGCGTCGAAGATGGTCTGCCTGTTGCGTTGCAGATCCAGGTGCTGGAGGCCGAGCACCTGCCGACCACGATGAACCGGGATCTGTCCGGTGGAAATGTGATCCGTGCCGGCATTGAGTTCGACCGGCTCGGTCGTCGGGTGGCGTACCACCTGTACCGCTCTCATCCGAACGATGGGCTGTTGGCCCCGATGTCCAGCCAGGGTGGGATGGACACCGTGCGGGTGGACGCCAGTGAAGTGATTCACCTGTTCCGCCCCTTGCGCCCCGGCCAGATCCGGGGTGAGCCCTGGCTGACGCGGGCACTGGTCAAGCTCAACGAACTCGACCAGTACGACGACGCTGAGCTGGTCCGCAAAAAGACCGCCGCCATGTTCGCCGGTTTCATCACCCGCATGGCGCCCGAAGACAACCTGATGGGCGAATCGGCGGCCGATGCGAATGGTGTCGCCTTGGCCGGCATGGAGCCCGGCACGCTGCAGATTCTGGAGCCGGGGGAAGACATCAAGTTCTCGGCACCGGCGGACGTTGGCAGTTCCTACGCCGAATTCATGCGCCAGCAATTCCGTGCGGTGGCAGCCGCCATGGGCATCACCTACGAGATGCTCACCGGGGACCTGACGCAGGTGAACTACTCCTCCATTCGTGCTGGTCTGCTGGAATTCCGCCGTCGCTGCGAAGCCTTGCAGCACGGCGTGATCGTGCACCAACTGTGCAGGCCCATCTGGCGAGCCTGGATGGACCAGGCGGTTCTGGAAGGCGCCATTGATTTGCCTGGCTACCGCAAAAACCGGCGCGCCTATCAAGCCGCCAAGTGGATTCCGCAAGGCTGGAGCTGGGTCGATCCGCAGAAGGAATTCAACGCCATGAAGCTCGCCATTCGGGCGGGCCTCATGAGCCGGTCAGAAGCGATCTCCGGCAACGGCTACGACGCCGAAGACGTGGATCGCGAAATCGCAGCGGACAACGCCCGGGCGGATTCGCTCGGATTGGTCTTTGACTCCGATGCCCGGCATGACCAGCCGCCGACTGCTGTGCCGGTAGAGGCAAGCGGCGAACAGACCAACGATCCACAGACCGCTGAGTCTGGCGATGCGTAAACCACCAACCAGGACCCTCAACCATGAATTACCTTGCCTCCCGCCTGTTCGGGACGCCACTTCTTATCCATCGCCCCAAGCTGGACGTGATCCTGTCCGTGGTCGGCCAGCGTATCGGTATGGCCGATATGCCGGCGATACCCATGATGGACATGGCCGCTTTCCAACGGCCCCCGCTGGTCAGCGCACCTGAGGGCATTGCCGTGATCCCGATCCACGGCTCGCTGGTCAAACGTTCCCTCGGCATGGAAGCCGCATCGGGCCTGACCTCTTACGGCGAGATTGCCACCATGCTTGATGCGGCGCTGGCCGATCCCCAGGTCAGCGGCATCTTGCTCGACATCGACTCGCCTGGTGGCGAGGCCTCAGGCAGTTTCGAGTTGGCCCGCCGTGTGCGCGAAGTGGCAGCGCTCAAACCCGTCTGGGCGGTGGCCAATGATGCCGCGTACTCAGCTGCCTATGCCATCGCGGCCAGCTCCCAGCGCTTGTTCGTGACTGAAACGGGAGGCGTCGGCTCCATTGGCGTGATCGCCTTGCATGTCGACCAGTCGATCAAGGATGCCAAGGACGGCTACCACTACACCGCGATCACCGCTGGAGCCCACAAAAACGACTACTCACCGCATGAGCCGCTGTCGGATGCGGCCAAGACCGAACTGCAAGGGGAAGTCGATCGGCTCTACGCCATCTTCACCGAGCACGTAGCTGCCATGCGCGGCCTGGATCTCGATGTTGTGCGCGCCACGGAGGCTGGGCTGTATTTCGGCAGCAATGCCGTAGCCCAGGGACTTGCAGATGGTGTCCAGACGCTGGAGGCCACCCTCAGCCAATTCCACCAGTTCCTTAACGCCCGTAACCATTCGCCGTCTCAGGTGCGGGGCGTCATCCGTGCTGAGGCGGCACTCCCAAAGAAGGAAATGACCATGAATGAAGAAGAGAAAGTGCTGGAGACCATCGGTGTCGACGAAGCGGCAGTGCTGGTGGCCGAAGCCCGCCGCGAAGTCACACAAACCGCTCAGGCGATTGCGGAGCTGTGCCTGCTGGCCGGTTGCCCCGACCGTGCGGCCGAGTTCATCGCTGCCGGCAAATCCCAGGCTGATGTGCGCCGCGTCCTGATCGACGCCCGTGCCGCGCAGTCCGATGCAGCCGACATCCGCTCGACGATCACCGTCGATGCGGGCACCCAGTCGCCTGATCGACCTGAGACCTCGCCCATCGTGGTGGCCGTCAAGAAACTCACTGCCCAAGCCTGAGAAAGGAATAAGCCATGCCCACCATCACCGAACAAAACAACCTAGGCGACCTCTTGAAGTACGAAGCCCCCAACCGCTATTCGCGCGACGTCGCCACCATCGCCGCTGGCCAGAACCTGCCCCTGGGCACGGTACTCGGTCGCAATGCCAGCGATGGCAAGCACTACGCCATCGACCCCACTGCCACCGACGGCACCGAGTCGGCCATTGGTGTGCTCGCCAACGACATCGATGCCACCAATGCCGACAGGTCGGACGCCATCTTGATCGCCCGTCACGCCATCGTCGCCAAGACCGCGCTGGTCTGGCCGATTGCCCTCACCGGTGTACAGCGCACTGCCTATGAGCAGCAACTGGCCGAGCGTGGCGTGCTGGTGCGTGAGAGCGCCTGAGTCTAGACCCTGATCCGCAACCTTCTTCCCTTTCTCGAACCCGCCTGGCCGTCTGGCTTGCGCGGGTTTCGTTTTTCTTGGAGCCCCACATGCAGAACCTCTTTGCCAACCCGGCCTTCAACATGGCCAACCTCACGGCCGCCATCAACCTGGTGCCCAACCGCTACGGCCGGCTGGAAGACCTGAACCTGTTTCCTGCCAAGCCCACGCGCTTTCGGCAAATCATCATCGAAGAGCGCAATGGTGTGCTCAACCTGCTGCCCACCATGCCGCCCGGTTCCCCGGGCACCGTCGGCACGCGTGGCAAGCGCAAGGTCCGCTCCTTCGTCATCCCCCACATCCCGCACGACGACGTGGTGCTGCCCGAAGAGGTCCAAGGTATCCGTGCCTTTGGCTCAGAGACCGAGCTGGAAACCCTGGCTGGCGTGCTGGCCCGGCATCTGGAGACCATGCGCAACAAGCACGCCATCACGCTGGAGCACCTGCGCATGGGGGCCTTGAAGGGCGAAATCCTGGATGCTGACGGCTCGACCATCTACAACCTCTACGACGAGTTCGGCATCGATGCCACGACGATGTCGTTGGGCCTGGCCGATGCCAAGACCAATGTGCGCAACAAGTGCGTCAAGGTCCTCGGCGAAATGGAAAAAGCCCTGCAGGGCGAATTCATGACCGGCGTCCGTTGCCTCTGCTCTCCGTCCTTCTTCGAAGCACTGACCAGCCACGCCAACGTGGTGGAGTCCTATACCCGGTTCCAGGAAGGCGCCTGGCTGCGCGAAGACGTGCGCACCGGCTTCACCTACGGTGGCATCACCTTTGAGGAGTACCGGGGCCAAGCCAGCTCGGCCGACGGCACGGTGCGCAAGTTCATCGCCGACGGCGAGGCGCATTGCTTCCCGGTGGGCACGGTCGACACCTTCGGCACCTATTTCGCGCCAGCCGACTTCAACGAGACGGTCAACACCCTCGGCCAGCCGGTTTATGCCAAGCAGGCCCCGCGCCAGTTTGAACGGGGCACCGATCTGCACACGCAGAGCAACCCGCTGCCGATGTGCCACCGTCCTGGCGTGTTGATCAAGCTGACGGCTTGATTCATGCAACACGCCTTTGAGCGAGCGGTCTCGCGCCTGTTCGCCCGGTTGGGTGTGCCTGGCACCTACCGGCTGGCTGATGGGCGAGAAATCGCCACCCGGTTCATCGCCAAGCAGGCCGATGTCGTCGAGTCTTTCGGTGACACGCGTCTGGCGCTGGCGACCCACCGCTTTGATGTGATGGCGCGCGAGGTTCCATCTCCCCGAGAGGGGGAACGCTTCACTGTCGCTGGCCAGACCTATCAGGTGGTGGGTGAACCGCTGGCCGATCGCGATCGCTTGATCTGGACCCTGACCGGAGCGCCGGTATGAGGTTGCTGGCCGCCTTGTCCGGCGAGTTGGACCAGATGCTGGCGGAAGAGGTGCGCATTGCCGAGCAGGCGGTGACGCGATCGATCCACGAAGCTACCGACGGGCTCAAGACCGAACTGCGCAGCCAGATCACCGGTGCTGGCCTCGGTCAACGCCTGGCCAACACCTGGCGAGGCGAGGTCTACCCCAAAGGAAAACTGAGCATCAAGGCAGCGGGCCTGGTCTACAGCCGCGCCCCCGAAGTGGTCGGTGCCCATGACCGGGGGGCGACCATCCGTTCCAAAGACGGCTTCTGGCTGGCGATTCCCTTGCCAGCGGCCGGCAAAGGCCCGCGCGGCAAACGCATGACCCCCGGCCTTTGGGAAAAACTCCGTGGCCAGCGCCTGCGTTTCATCTACCGCCGGGGCAAGCCGTCGCTCCTCGTCGCTGAAAACCAGCGTGCCCGCCAAGGCCAGCGCGGTGGTTTCTCGGCTGCTTCGCAGAAGTCTCAAGCCACCGGGCGAGGCCTGGTCACCGTGCCGATGTTCCTGCTGGTGCCCCAAGTCACCTTGAAGAAGAAATTCGACATCGACAGCGCCTCGCGCCGCTGGGTCAGCACGCTGGCCACCCGGATTGCCAACCGCTTCGATGAAGCGGAACGTCAAGGAAATCGATCATGAGCCAGCGAGAAAACGTCATCGGCGCACTGTTCGCCGTGCTTGGTCAGTTGTCTCTGGGTGTGACGGTCAAACGCAACGCCGCCTTGCCCGAGCGGGTGTCGGACCAAGCCATGGCCATCCTGCGCGACGGCGAGATGGGCGAGCCTGAGGTGTCGCTCTCCCCGTTGACTTACCACTGGCAGCACCAGGTGGCGATCGAACTGTTCGTGGCCGATGCGGATGCCGCTGCACGCGATGCCCGCATGGATGGCCTGCTCACTGAACTCGCCACCCTGATCGACGCCGACCGCACGTTGGGTGGCGTCATCGAGTACGCCGAGATCGGTTCACCCAAATTCGACGAGCTGGCGCCCGACGGCAGCAGTGGCATCAAGGCTTGCTTGCTGCCCGTGGTCCTGCACTACAGCAGCTCGGGCCCGTTGAACTGAACCCCACCTTCAAGGAGAAAACTATGGCCCGTGCCTATGGCGCGAACGCGAGCCTCTTGGCTTCTTTCGAATCCACGTACGGCAGCACCCCGGTAGATGGCTACTGGCAGCTGCCCTTTGTGTCCACCTCACTCGGCTCTGAGCAGGGGCTGATCGCCAACGACCTGATTGGCCTGGGGCGTGACCCCAGCGCGCCGATCCGCGATGTGATCAAGGTCGAAGGCGACATGGTCGTGCCGCTCGATGTGCGTCACATCGGGTTGTGGCTCAAGGCCTTGCTGGGTGAGCCGGTATCGGCTGGCACTGGGGTTGTGACTCACTCCTTCAGCTCCGGTAAGCCGAGCCTGCCCAGCCTGACGTTGGAGACCGGTCTGCCCGATATCCCGGCCTGGTTCGTGGCTTCCGGCGTCATGGTCAATAGCCTGCAGGTCGGCTTTGCGCGTTCCGGCGCAGCGAATGCCACGGTCGGGCTGATCGCGCAGGGCGAGGTGCGACGCACCGCCACGCTGGATGGCACCCCGAGTACTCGGGATCTGCAGCGCTTCAACCAGTTCCAGGGGCAGATCCTGCGCGATGGCCAGGCGCTGGGCAACGTGGTCTCGGCCCAGCTCACGTACTCCAACAACCTGGAACGCATCGAGACCATCCGCTCGGATGGCAAGATCGACGGCGCGGATCCGACGGTGGCCAGCCTCACCGGCAACCTGGAATTGCGCTTTGCCGACACGACGCTGATCGATGCCGCCACGAACAACACGCCGCTGGAGTTGACCTTCGGCTATGCGATTGATGCCGATCACCGGCTGACCTTCATCGCGCATGAGGTCTATCTACCGAAGCCCAAGCTGTCCATTTCCGGCCCGGGTGGCATCCAAGCCACTTTCGAGTGGCAAGCCGCCAAGGCCACGAGCGTGGCGCGCATGTTCACCGTCGAGCTGGTGAACGACGTCTCTTTCTACTGATAACTCGATCGAGGTTTCCCATGATCAAACTCAATCTTCCACGTGAACCGCACTGGATCACGCTGGCCGCCGGCGTGCGCCTGCA